TTTTCCAAGGCAATGATTCGGCCTTTAACCTTCGTGAGTTCCTCGTTCATAGACATCCACATTTTGATGATTGACCCAATCAGAGTGATTCCGGTTAAGGCAATCGCGATGATTTCGTAGTTCACTTCCCCTGGCCGCGATATGGTTTGACGTAATTCTTGCTGCTCTTCAGTTGCGATTGTTTCGTTTTCGCGTGTACACCCGGCCGGGATACTTCCCGCTCAATCCGCTGTACGATTTTCTGTGCTTTAGCCATTGGGGTAGTCAGGTGGGATGCCCGTGATTGGGCGGTAAAAAATATCCTCGGGTGCCTCGTACCAATCCCCGATGTGAATGTTCATGTCCACGTCTTCCATCACAAGGTCGTGCGGATGTGGGTACGCAGGTGGCTCGTCCGCCAAAATGCGGTCGATGACATAATTGTCTTTGATTACGACGTAAATCATTAGATGGTGTATTCGATTACAAAACAAAGACCTCCGGCCCCACTTCCTCCTGCTCCGCTTGCGTTTCCGTTGCGGGAACCACCTCCTCCGGAACCCGCTCCTCCATACAAACCTCCATTACCTCCGTTGCCCCCTGTGCCAGTAATAGAACTTGCTCCACTTCCTCCGCTTACACCCAACTTGTAACTTGGAGAAAGGGCTGCGATACGGGGAGGCCATACCATGCGGTCTACCGCGTTATTGGTGCCGTTCAACCCGTTCGCGCCCGCTCCTCCGCCACCCTGAATCCTTGTGGTGGCGGTTCCATTGAACAAGTAAAACTGGTTGCCTTGGTTGCCTGTACCGATGGAGTTTGAGGTAGTGTTGCCACCTCCTGATGGCGCGCCTAACACGTTGACTACTTGGTCTCCGAAGTTGGTTGCTAACGATTGCGATTGACCCGAGGAACCCTGCCCGCCTGCGGCACTCGCGCTCCTTCCCTCTGAACCCGGAAAACCACCCCAGCCATAGGCGGGTGTGTGGCTATTGATTTGACGTTGCCCGCCGCCCAATCGGTTAGTTGCGCCTAACCCTCCCAACGCCATACAATGCGACCCAAACGACGTGTTGCCGCCTGTGCCTCCATTGTTGCCTACGGTGCTTGCCGTTAACTGCGGTGTGCCTCCTGTCCCCCCTGCTCCGATAGTTACGGTTTCTGTGGCTCCTAAAGAGGCGGCCATAACTTGCGTCCATGAAATAGACGGTGCGCCTCCGCCGCCTCCGCCAGGTGCTGCAACGCCACTTCCGAACTGCCCGCCCGATGCGCCTCCGCCGCCTGCGCCTAAACACAGAACCTCGATAAAGACAAGGCCCGATGGCTTTGTCCATGTGTCTCCACTTACATACTGCCTCAAGGTTTGAGTTAGCGTTCCGCCTCCCCCGCTTGGGTTGTTTGCAGGCAATGCAAATTCGCCTATCATTGTTTGTAGATGTTAAGTGTGACCGTAATTGTGGCAGCAGGAGCGTTCGTGCTGTAAATCTTCACCGCTCCTGAACTGCTATCTGTTTGAGGCAACATCTGCGCTGTGCGAATAGTGGCCGCGCTTGCGTTATCGGGAATGATATTCACAATGCTCGTTGATGTAATCGCCGCGTCAGAAATGCTTGCTTCATAAACCCCCGAAACCAAACTCCACGCACCCGTGGCTACCGTCTTTCCTGTTACTTGGGTGATGGATGGAATCGTTGGTTTATTTAGGATTTGGGCATCCCCGCTGACGGCATTCCAATCAGCGTTGACGTTGACCTCTGCACCCGCCGCGATGCCGTCGAGTTTCGTTTTGTCTGCCGATGACATGGATCCATCCGCCGATGTGGTTGCGGCCGTGATACTGATTGCTGGCGTAGTGCCTCCGCTGCTTACGATAGGAGCAGTTCCGGTAACGGAGGATACAATAGTCGGTTTGTTGAGGATTTGCGCATCGCCGCTTACCGCGTTCCAATCCGCGTTCACATTCACCTCTGCACCTGCCGCGATGCCATCTAACTTTGTTTTGTCAGCAGCGGACATAGACCCTGCCGCGCTTATGGTCGCCGCTGTGATGCTGATGGCCGGGGTAGTTCCCCCACTACTTACAATCGGGGCTGTGCCACTCACCGAGGCAACCGCCGCCCCTGCCGTTACGCTTGTGAGTTTGGTGCGCTCGGCAGAGGTAAGGAATAAGTTAGTCGTTCCTTGGGTGATGCCATCCGAGGTTCCGGATAAATTACTGGTAGCCAAAGACCGCCATTCCGAGGTGTGGGTGGCATCGTCGTAAACAGCCACGTTCCCCGTCACCCCCCGCGCTACGGGAAGGGTGTAATCGTTTGAGGTAGGGCCAACCTTCAAAGCAGGAAACAGCGATTGGCTCGGGCCGATAGTTGCCGCTGTAGATCCGTTGACCGTGAATATCGCTTTCTGATTTGTAGAATCGATTTCGAGCTTGTTGCTCGTATCCACCTGCAATCCTGTAACGGTCGCCACGGGGTACTTCAACACGGCCTTGATAGCGTTGATGTTATTCTCCGCAGCCGTCAAATCCTGGTCAATCGAATCCCCGGTCGTGCCTACCCGCTTAATTTCCGTGCTGTCCAAAGACACCGCGCCCGTTTCCCCGTTGACACTTACCACAGGGGCTTTGGTCATCAGGTTGGCGACCGTGATTTTCTTGGACGTTCCTGCCGCGCCTCCGCTTGTATCGGATATATCTACCAAATATGCCCAATCCCCGTCGGCCGGGGTGGTGAGTGTGGTTTGATCTGTGAGTTTACTTTCGGCCATAATCAGTAGAGTTTGATGTTAGCCCCCAATGCAAACGCTTTGGTTTTGTTGGGCCACGGGTACGGAGGATACACGTTGATGCCGCTGAAGTAGTTTCTGACCGTCGGCACGATGTCCGGCCCCGTGTTTGTGTTGTACTCGGGGAACAGGGTCGTGTTGTACAACAGGTAATCGACCATCTGTTCGCGGTAAAACTCTGCGATATGCGTAGCGGTATCCACTACGGGTTTGATGTCCTCCCGGTTGGCTGGGCTGCCCTGCTCGCTCGATGGAACGCTTACCGCGTTATTCGAGAATCGTACCCGCAGCACGTAGGCCATCTGCGCAAAGACAAACTGCACCAACGCAGGTTGGATGTACTCCACCACGAGCGTTTGGTAGTTGCCCGTGAGCGTGTTGTTTTGGATTTTGGTCTTCAGGGCCGCATCCAACTTCGTTCCTAAATAGGGCAAAACCTCTTTGGCTTGCACCATAACAATCACGGGGCGGATGAGGTTCTCATCTACCGCGCTACCCAACAGGGTATCCTTTTTGACCTTTTCGGCCGACACATATAGAGTTGCCATTTTATTGCATTTCGATTGGTGCTATACCTTCCACTCCCGGCTGGGGAACATACGGGTTATTGCCCACTAACATCATAACAGAATCCCATTCATCCGCAACGGGGATGTCGCCCATCCACGCATCGGCCGCTTCCCCATCCGGGGCGTAGATTTTGCCACCTTTCCACTCAAAAATATCGTACGTGCTTTCGCCCTTGGCAGCAAATTCTCCGTTGATTCCATCCGCACTCATGTCCGCAATATCCTCGTATCGGTATTGGAAACCTTCCTCGGATAGGCCCACCATATTGACGCAAAAATCCCGGCTTACACCTGTCTTGCTGACCGTGGTGGAATCGAGTTGGCAGTACGCATAGCGCAGGGCAAAGAAATACCCGTTCGGGCTAATCACATCGCCCCAATCGCTGAACTCCGTATGGTTATCATACGAGGCCAACGTGCCTGGCGAATCGCTGAATTTCTGACGTTGGAATATCCTGTGGTCGTGAATCGGCTCATCCACCCTTTCGCGGCGAAATAACCTCCATCCTGGGGGTGTGGGCGGTGCCTTATCAGCGAGGAAATTTAGCCACACCTCTGACTGACCAACTGAAATTCTTTCGGGCCGTTCACGACCGAAGTTTTTTTTTCCTCGTCCATAAAGGCAGCGGGGACGAGTTTCTTGAACTCCAAAGGCAGCGTGATGTTCGCAGCGGAAAGTACGGGCCGGATGCCATCGAGCAGGATTTCTTGAAACGGCAGAATCACCGTCTTCAGCATAAGCTCGTACGCATCTTTCATTTCATCGGCGTTGCTGCCGAATCCCGTATCCCCCCGCAACCCAAACAAAAGTGGCGAGGTGACGCGATGCCCCGACAGAACTTTCAAGCTCACCTCTTTCGATAGGTAATCATATAGGCGGTGTGGATCGGGAATGTTGAACGGCTCGACCGTAGGTGCGTTCTCTTTGTCATCGTTGTACACGATGAGCATACGCCCTGCATTTTCCGCCCCGCTAAATTTCGCGTTGATAGCACGCTCCATTTCCACCCGCTCATCGTCCGTAGGTTGCCCGTTATTGAACGAAATCATCATCGAAGGGAACAGGCCATTCTTGATGCTGGCGAGGTGGTATTCGGCGATGTTTTTGTCCAACTCAATATACTTCGTCGAACCCACATAGTCCGGGATGCCGTAGTAAAAATCGATGGGGCTGTAGACCTTAATGTGAATCAGGTGCGAGGCAGCCGTGCGGTCATCCGTGCTGAAAGCCGGGATGGGTTGTGGCTCGCTGCGGCCCGCGTTTACCTCTGCCCAGTTTGTCGAGTAGTAAAACGTGGGAACCTCGTCCTGATCATCGGCTTTGCCACAACGCACATAGGAGGCAGGGATGTGGTTCGTCTCTGCGATGGTGCTGCGGTCTTGGCTCCAAATCACTTGGAAATAGCAGTTGCCGTACAACTTGAGGTCGTGGGCGGCACGCTTCATACAATCCTTTTTGAAAAGCCCCTGCAACTTCAGCCACTGATCCACGTGGGCATCTTTGTCAGGGGAATCCAAACCCTCCCCGTAAATCATGTCCCCGATGCCCTTAATGATAGCGGAGTTCATCGCGGAATTGATATACAAATCCTCCAAGTAGTAAGGGTAGGCGTTGTCGTCTCCGTAGAACGCCCACTCTTTATTGTTCGTGACGAACGCGCTGCCTAACTCCGGCCCGTAATTGAGGACGCTTAATGTAATCTTACTCATCTACGTACACGTGGTTAGGGCTTTGGGCGGGGTTGTATTCCACAAAGGTACTTTCCGTTAGGGGTGTTCCGTTGCATACATAGGCCAAATGTCTCTGCAACAATGGCCCTGCTACGGTCTCGTTTACTCCAACAATATACATCCCTTCAGGCAACCCCTCGAAATCGTAAATGTACTCCGTGGCTCGCTCCGTGACGCTGTTCACATCGATGTCAAAGGTGAACGTCTCTTGAGTTACAAGGTGCTTGAAGTCAAAGAAATTTCGATCCCCAGGCAACGCTGTAGGATAGTACAAATAGAAGGTTGTATAGTTGTCTTTGCCTTGTGCTGTGATGAGTATCATGTCTCAAAGATGCAAAAAAGGGGCAGCACTTTTGCCGCCCCTTTCCACTTAACCAAACCGAACTTAATCGACCGTAATACCCGTGATGTTATCAAACGGATCTGCCGCTGTTCCGGCTGCACCATAGTAGCACATCTGACGTTCACGGCCCGTAAACTCCAGCGTGATACCTTTCATATCATTCATCGCAGTTCCTGAAGCAAAGGAACCGCTCGTCACATCCATCCCGTTACGTGCGCCCAACAGATAGAGTTGGTCATCGTTGTCGAGTACCCAAATGTTAGGGCGGCCATACGTGAGGTTTTGCACCTCCAAAATGTCCGTTGCGCTTGGATGCTGCAATACAATAGTCAACTTTTGGCTGTAGTAATACGTGCCATTGTTGATGTCCGTGTTGATGCTGATTTCAAAATTGGACAACTCGGGACGCAAATCGTACTCGTAAACGGTCAGGCCCGTTCCCGAGGTAACGACGGTAATCGTGTTGCCTGTGGCCGCGAATCCTGTCAATGCAGGAACATCCGCGTAGTTTTGAATGTACACCTTACGGATGCCGCCTAACTGATTCTTACAATCAATCGTGCGGCCCGTGGTAATGTTACAAGGCATCGTTCAATTACGCTACCCAGGTTGCACCAACAATGGCATCGGCAGCGATACGCGATTGTACGCCCAACGCGAACCGCATCACGATACGGATGTTGTCCGATCCATCGTATTGGTAGGTCGGAATCCATTGGATGTCGGTTTGGTCGGTTCCTACGTTCGAGCCGTACACGAGGTTTTCCTTGTAGGTCAACACAATCGCATCGTCGAACATACCTGGGCAGACGTTGATGGGAACACCCATAAAGCCAATGCCGTCGAAGTTCTGCGCGGTTGCGAGGTTGTTGATGCCGAGGTTATTGGCCGTAACTCCTGCGCCCAAACCTGCAAGTTGCTGGCAGTATAGAGCGTAGGTCTTTTTGTTCACGTAGAACGCCAAACCCGGCTTGGACAAGATACCCGGCTTATCGGTTGCGGCCTTCGTGTACACCACGTTGAACTGCGTGATGGCGTTTGCATTCGTGACAGAAGCGATGTCTACGGTCGTGGCTCCTGCCAAACCTGCTGCCGCCAAACCTGCGGAATCGAAAGTACCATCGTTCGACAGGAACCCTGCACCAAAGACGGTGCCACCCTGCCACAGGTTATTTTCGATGTTTTCAGCGGTCTTCGCTGCAACCTCGGCCAACGTAAAGTTGACAAACTCCGGGGTCATCACATTCGTGGTAGCCCGTGCAGTTGCTGCTCCGTGCCATCCCGGATAGACGGTCTTGCGGCAAATTTCCTCATTCACCATGAGGTCTTTCAGCGTCAAAACCTTCTCACCGATGGTCAACGATGCGTTGTCATCAAACGCACACGCTGCTGCTTGCAGAGTGTCCGTTACTGCAAGCGTAGGAAGTACGGCCTTGTAGTGGATGCCTTCCATCACGGTCACAAATCCTTTGGCGACGGTATCGTTTGATTTCGTTGCTGCTGCCAAAATGGGGTACTTCAGTTCCCCTGCGTAGGTCGTCGTTCCTGCGTTAATATCGAAATGCCGACGACGGGTGTTAATTCCAAAACTCATATCACAACCAATTTTTAAGTGCTGCAAATACCCGGCTCTTTGCGTCTCCATCCTGCGGAATCGCAACCTGTGCGACACGACCCTGTGGGCGACGAGAAAGTTTTTGGGCGGCGGGTGCTGCGCCCATCTGTGCGAGTTGCTTACGCAATTCGACAATCGTAGCCCGCTGGCGACGGATCACCTGGGCGGACATATCGGTACGGCCTTCCGAGCTGAAGCCACGCTCACGGGTGGGGCGTGCTGCCCGACGTTCGCGGCGTGCCATCAATTCCTCACGGCTGAAATTCCGCTCACGCGATGCGAGACCTTCCCGACGAAATGAACGCTCACGGGAAGCGTAGAATCCACCTTTCCGGCTCATACGTTGTGCGCGGCGCATCCGCGATGCTTCAGTTTTTTGGGGTTCTGACGCGCCCCCTGCGTTTACTAAATCTTGTGCCATTTGAAATACGGCTTCTGCTTGGTCGGCGGATAGCCCCATATCCACCAAAAGTTGAACAAATTGTGACTGGGAATCCGGGGCAGATTCCTCTGTGGTCTCGCTGGTTTCAGCGGTTGCTTCAGGAGCAGTTTCCTCGAAGTTGCGGCGATGCCGCTTAAAAAGTGTACGTGCCATTCTTTTAAATATAAGTTCGTTCCTTGGCTTCAAAAGCGAATCGTCATTTCGCTCGACCAAATATCATAGGCATTTGCCGTTGAAATATCTCTCGCCATTGGCGCATATTCGTATGCCACATCAACTATTGCCTCCCAATCGCCTTGAGTAAACCGCTGGTCTCCAAAACTAATTGAATATACACCAGGTGATACTTGCACTCCGTAACCTTTTGGCACTTCAATTCCGAGTTCCCGTTCAATCGCATCTACAACGTCTTGAACCTGATTGTCTGTACTCATATTTCTATGTTTTATGTTCTTATTATGCGTTTCTAATTTTAGTATCCCCTACGTTCTACAACATCTACCGTTGTTAGAATTTCAGATAGCATATTGTCGATAATACCTTTTTCCGATCCTCGTGCATCTTGAAATGCTGTCAATCGCCAGTAGCGGATTTCATGTACCCATTCATCATACGTCATTCCGGGATCTTGTGCGGCCCCCAATAAGGCATCAATCATTTCTTGCAAATTGGGCATATCATCAAGATAAAAACCTTCCCTTATCATCCCATCGAGGTATTCGTTGATTACCTCCTCAATAATTGTGTATTTCATTTCAGTAGCCTTTTAATATCCAAATCGCGCTGCGTGTGCATATTGAGCAATTTGATTCTCGATACCTCCTAATGTTTGCGGCAGCAAATTGTTGCTTGCATCGTATTCATCTAAAAGGTCGAACATCAATTCCGTATCACCTGCTTGCAAGGCATCGTATAAATCCATTACCAAATTTTCTGCATCCAATCTTGAATGGCCAAGCCAAAAATCCGTAATGGCAAAAATTGCCCCTTCCAATCGTTGTTTTTCCTCTTTTGCTGAATTATACATTTCAGTATCCGTTATAGTATTTCACTTCCTCTAACACGCGCAAAAATAAGTCAATGTCATACTCCCTGATGAACCCGAATAGACCTTGGATTTGGGATTCTACCGCAAACCAATCCTGCCGAGTGATGGCATCTTGTATGCTGGGCAACTGATTTTGGATGTAGTCATCGAAGTAGTAATCGATGGCAAACTCATCCAACATCATTTGCAGTTCCTCAAGTGGGCTGTTCGTCCACGTGCGGTAGATGCGATCCCATAAACTCATCGTGCGACGACAACTGCGTTTTCACCCGTGCCGTACGTGCTGTATGAATCACGCAAATCCTGGGCAAACATATCCTCATCGAAGTAATTTTTGAGTGCTTCAGCACCCAACTCGCTCGGATTGCCGATGCCCTGCTGATCCATATACCACATAGCAACCTGCTCATTGCTCATGCGATTCACTTCATCGGAAATTTCAGGGTCGCCAATGTCCGCCAACATTTCAGTGATGTCGCCTCCGTGCTTCAGGTCATTTCCGAATGAAGCGTAATTGAAATACGCATCGTACTGCTCGTCGCTGATGTTGCCTTGGTCAATCAATTCCGCGATGTAATCGCGCATCTGACCGTGATACACTACGTTATTCTCCCACCAATTTTTTGCGTCTTGCCAACTTTCACCCGCATCCATCAAAACCTCTTCGACGATTTCGTAATCCAACTTTTCCTCATCGGCGATTTCCATCACCACCTTGGCCCCCTCCCACTGATCCTCGCTCATGCCATCGAGCATACCCGAATCAACAGAACCTGCCGGGATGTACTCGTAATCGACCACCTCGCTTTCTTCCACAAGTTCGCCATACTGATTCGACAACTCGTCCCAGCGATCTTGAACGGCCTGTGCGTACTCGTCGTACGAACCATACTTGAACGGGTAGAATAGTTGGTCAGGGGCATCCACGCCTAACGGCCGAATCCAAATAATGGCCTTGTCTGCAAGGGCAGCAAATTGTCGGCGGGACATCTTCACTTTCTTCATCTGATTGTATCGTTTCTCGAAATACTTTTTCCACAAATCTACTTTCTCGGAGGCAGGTTTTGGTTCCGCTGGCTCGCTTTCAATTACCTCCTGCACCTCACCGTCGTAGTCCGTAAGGATGCCATCAAACACCTCAAGCTCAACCCCGGCTTTTGTGGTGTACTTCCCGTTCGACATTGGAACAGGCATACCCTCGGCATCAAGCGTAAATACCGCTACTCCCGGCTCCAACTTTTCCGCTTCTGTGGCTACCACTTTGCCGTCTGCAAGGGTCGCCTCGGCGTAGAACTTACGTTGGCGCAGGGTCTTCATCAACCTGGCAAAAAGGTTTTCCTTTTGAGCTTTGAGGATTTTGTCAGCGAAGTATCCCTCAATGCTGAATCCCCGCAACTCGCCCTCTTTGACCTTCGACCACATATCCTCGTTGGCACAATGCACACGAACCATCCACGTCCCTTCAGGAACGGATAGACCGTAGTGTTTGGCTTTGTCGAGTTCCGGGTTCACCACGAGCCACGATTCCACCACGGATACCCCGTCGATGGGAACCTGATGTTCAAACGTGTGGCTGTTGGCGCGGTTCTCTTTCAGGAAAAGTTCGGCGCATTGGCGCACCGTCTCCTTGCTGAAAAAGACATCGTATTCCTCTTCGGATCCCTCATCTAACCGGGGGATATGTTTGTCAGGAATCAGGGCCGGGCCGATGAGCGTTTGTTTCTCTTCATCGATGGCTGCCAATTGCGTAAGTTGGCTCTTCCCCTGTTTGGAAAAGTAGATGAAATTACGCTCGATGGCAGGGTACTTAACGAGCGAAATGGCCTCGACCCCGAATGCCTGTGCTTCAGGATCGATGAGCAGTTCTATGAGTTTGCGTTCTGCCACTTCTACAAATAAAGTGTTTCTAACGTGGCTGCTAATTCCTGCGATTCACTTTGGGCTACCTCAACTGCGATGTCTAATGCAGCGTTGATGTCCCATTGGATAGCCGTGCTGATTTTGCTGACCTGATCGTAGGTCGCATCAGATGAGCTTGTGCGCGGTTCACCAAAGATTTTTGCCAACTCTTTTACCTCGGAATGAGCATTATTGAACGTCAGCAAATCGATGACAAAGGCATACAACTCATCAAAGCCAAACCCGCGTGTGGCGCGTTTAGCCATATCAAAGGGGTCGCTGGCGAAATGTTGCATCAATCAGAAATTGCCCTCGGCCAAATAACGTGATTCGCGCAACTCCTCCGTGAGTTCCTCCAAGTTGGTCAATGCCACCTCGTACTCTTCCCACAGACGTTGATCCATCGAATCGGGGGATTCTTGCAGGTAATCCCAAATACCTTGTGTGCGAATCTGCTTCAGCAACGCTGCAATTTCACGTGGTTCCATATCTATTCAATTATTAGTCCATCATAATGTTGACGGCCTCATCAACGCGCTCAACCGCCTCAAGCAATAAATCTAATGCTTCGTTCCGATAATAAGTTTGCGGATCAAATTGCGTCTTACGAAAATCATCAAGATGAATCATTGCATTCTGAAGCAATCCTAATGCTTGAACGGCTTTCTCCGTTGCAACTTCCAAATCATTCTTGTAGAAATTTCTACGTTGTGAGTTGTATTTCATCTTTGTGTTTTCCTGTCTTAAAATCCGACATCATCGATTGACCCAATCGCCAGGCCGTAGTAATCAATTACTTGCCTTACTTGTTTCGCCAAATCGCGTTTATCTAACGCGGAGAAAATTTCAAAAATGTACCCGATTGGGCCCATTTCAGCATTTGTCAACCCTAATGGCTCCAACTCGATGAGCAAATTTTCAAACTCATAATCCAAAGTTGGATCCCTAAATGGGGTAGTCACAATAACCTCGTATAGTGGCATGGCTTATCCGTTGATTGCGTCCAAAATAGGATCAACTAAATGGTACGCCCAAGATTCTCGTTCTCGTTCATACATAGTTGGGCCATAGTATTCCCACGCACTTACAACTGCATCGGCAATTTCCGAGAAACGATCATAACGAATCGCATCTTCAATCGCCTCAATCGCACGCAAACACTCCGGTGATGGATTCATGCGCATCAACGCATCGATGCCACGCTCAACAATGGCCTCCAAACTAAACGCGGAATCCACGTAAACATCGAGGAAATTCCTTTTCTGATACATCCCTTTTCCTTTAATGGTTCAAATGTATGTTACAACCTGGCCCTTCGCGCAATGCCTGCGGTCATATTTAGTTGCGCTTGCATTTGGCTCTCAACCACGTACGCTTGAACTGGGCCGATGTTCAACTGCGGGTTCGCTGCCGGGGCTACGTTGGGGATGAGTGCCTGCTGAATTGGGCGGTTTGCCGTCGGAGGGTCATCGCTCCCTTGGGGTGCGCCGATGATTCGTTTGATGCTTCCAAACGTGGCGAGAATAGTTCCCAACATAGACGCAATGTATCCCGCCAACACGAATGGTGCACCCGGCCCGGTTGATGCCGCTGCCTGCGCTGCTCCCCTTACCGCACTCGCCATCGCTTGCGCTTGGCTCAACAAAACCTCTGCGATTGCCAACTTGCGCTGCCGCTTGCTGCCTTCCTCACTCAAATCTGCAAGTTGCCCAAAGATGCCGCTGACCTCGCTGGCAAAACCTTGGATGGCTTGGAATCGTTTGTCCGCGTTTTCTTCTGATTCTCTGACGGTATCGGCTTCAATTTCCGCAATCCTTTTGGCCTTCCATTCCTCAAGTTTTACGATGTCCAAACCATATTCTGTGGCGACGGCTAACTGCTTTTGATATTCGGCTTCTACATCGGCCAAACGCTTTTCTTTGTCTGTCAAGAATAAAGCGTTGAACGCATCCGTGGCTTCTTTTTCGGCAGCCAAATCGTCTTGGATATACTTGTCCCTTAACCTCGCTAACTCAATCAGGTATTGTTCCTCAATGAGTTTCTTGGCTTCATTGGCTGCCTCTTGGCTCAAACCTAACGTGTCAATGCGAGCTTTCTGCTCGGCCATTTCAGCCATAATACGCGCCTCTGCTTGCTGACGTTCCGTTTGGAACATTTCGTTTTCACGTTCCATATAGTCCGCCCAAAATGCGTTGCGCAAATCGGTCTCACGCTGTGCCTCGGATGCATCTTCCTCTGCCCATTTAGCACGCATATCCTGCAACTCCAACCGATACTTTTCCCGGATTTTGTTGATAGTTGCCTCGCTCGAATTGATGGTTTTGGCTTTCTCAATTTCGTCCGTTAGGGCATACTCTAATTCCTTTTTGGCACGCTCACGGTCATCGGCAATTTTGGCGAGTGTGATTTCACGATCCAATTTGCGATTGAGTTCCGCCCTGGCTTTGGCATCTTGGGCGGCCTTGCGTGCTGCTTCATCGGCTTTGCGCTGGGCTTCCTGTTGTGCCTTTAACGCATCGGCTCGCTCTTGTGCCTCACGCGCCAACTCACCCTCTTGTTGTAGGACACCTCGATTCAAAACTTCCAAACGCTCCAAAATCATGGTCTCATCCTCCAACGCCTCATTCAGTTTGCCCTGCTCGATGGCACGTGAAAAAATCGCTAACCGCGAATACTCATCGTATGCCTTTTGTGCATCGCGTTTTTTGGTCTGCGCATCTTCCAACGCTTGTTGCAGGGAACGCATTTCTGCCATCTGACCCTCCAACACCATACGCTCTTTCAGGGCTTGGGTCAACACCCCCTCCGCTGTGGCTTGTTCCAAAGTCATGCCCTGCAACTCGGGCATCAACTTCTGCAATTCCTTCAGGGCTTGGTTACGTTCATCGATGGAAGCGTTGGTGTCCAACAAGGATTGCGCTAAAAACTGGGTGCTATTGGTGAATTGGTTTTCTGCTGACGATGCCTCTTTTGCGGCGGTCTTCATGGCCTTCATCCCCTCCGTGGTTCCCGTGAGGAAATCAGATACTTTCTCCCAATTGTCAATCAGCCAGCGGAACCCTTCAATGATTAAAAAGATAGGTACGGCTTTGATTGCAGCCCCGAGAATCTTGAACGATCCGCCCATCCGCCCTACCTGGCGTGAGGTCGATTCAAACCGCCGCTGAAGCATTTGCAGGTTGCGAGGCAGCAAATCCTTAAACAGGTTCAGACCGTCTTTCCACCCTCCCGTGGCTTTACCCCCGGCTTCAGCACCTTTCCTGCCTGTGTTTTCGAGTTTGGCCTGTGTGTCTTCTGCTGCCTTTCCGACATCTTCCAACGCGGCAATGGCTTCCGAGGAATCGCCCGTGATTTTAACCTCTGTGTCCTGCATTGTGCTTTATCATATTCTTGCGTTCCCGCAAGGATTTGTCCATACTATACAACCCAAAAAATCGGTTCAATATCGGATGCCCGTAGACCTTACGAGCTTGTCCGTATTGCACTATGTCGGGGATACTATACCCCACTATGTTCAGCCACTCTTTCATTCCCAGTTCATAAACACGCCATCCTCGAACAGGATTTCATCCGAGTTTTCCCACAACGCATCGCCCTCATCGGTCACATCCGGAATCATCCGTTTGATGGTGCTAATGCGGTACATAGTTACATCAATAGCCCACATAACATCTACGTTATTGGCCCCTGAAACAAGAATCCTAAACTCGCTGGGGTAGCCCGAAATGGCCGATAACGTAATTGTCTTTGCTCCGCCCCCCGTACTCTTTACCTCTGCAATCATGTGCTGCCCTACGATGCGTGCCACATTTTGCACTACCTGTGCTGTTCCAATCCATTCTTGATGGTGGGTGTGGCCTATGGTTCCCGATGTTCCCCCTACCTCCGTAGCCACGACCGTGATGCGCATCGAGTAGATGCCTTCCTGACCCATATAGATTTTGCCGCTTTTGATTTCTACGGCCTCTGTAGGGGTGGCATTCGTGGTGAGCGTAGTTAACTGAAACGAGGAAATCGCAATCGGGACATCGCCCGTGGTTCCGGTATGCACGACCGTTTCCTCCCCCTCGAAAGGGTACGGAGGTTCCGTGCCGGGAATCGGGTTCGTTGGGCCTGTATCCGTAGGCGTGCCAATCGGATCCTCGTTGTCATGCCCCCCTCCCGGAACGCGCCAAAAACATTCGCCGATTTCGCTGTCCCACAAGTACCCGTACCGCACGCAACACTTCGCAGTGCCAGATGCCGGGTTGCCCTCCGTGTCCGTAAACGTGATAGTGCCGTCGGCCTCAAAGCGATCGATAATCACATCGCAATCGTACGCCCCTTTTTCCAGCACCTTTTGCAGGGTGACTTTCGCAGGTTTGTCACCGTCGGCGTTCCACCCGCTGATGGAAATCACGCGCCAATACGAATCTAAAATCCAAATCGAATCGCTCCATTCGAGGTTGCGGATGTCATCCGTGGTTAGGTACATCGTGCATTCGAGGATACGGCAATCCTCGGAATACAATTCGTTGATGTAGGCAGCCCAAAATTTCCTATAACATCCGTAATCCGTGGGTTCCCCAAGTGCCCAAAACTGATACGGATGTGGATGCCATGCTAACGACCAACTATCTTCATTTGTTATGTAATCGCTGTAAATCGTAAAATTGGAATGAAACGATGTGTCTACCCCATCAATCCATAATTCTTGAGGAATCGATTTGAGACCGTGGTAGAATGCAAGAATCGGCCCACCCGTGGCGGGTTTGTCATCGCCATCCTCGTATTGAAACAAGTGATGCCACCTATATTGATAATTGAATTGGCTCGGATTGGTTCGGCGCAGCAAACTCAAGTGGTGAGGCACGTACGTTCCGCCTATGGTTTCCTCATCCGTAGCAAAGGCATTGGGGTTCTCATATCGGTACGTTCCGTAGACCTCTTTGTTTAACTCTTGGAACTCTTTATTCTTGTAATCGTTGCCTTCAGCATCCGAGAAAATCAGCACCTTTTTTTGGTCATTGGTAGTGGGCTTCATCACCATCGATGCGTTCCAATCTACCTTGTTTGTCCAATCCTTTGTCTTATCGGACACCGCGACAAAATCGGGCCACGGCTCGCATTTGATGAATACACTTTCCTTGGGTGCTGGGGCTACCACGAGGTTGAACTTCGTGATGATACTTTTCATCCACGTATCTACAGACATCTTTGGGAAGTTGGCAATCACATCCACGATGCCGACACTACCGCTTTGGTAGTTCACCATTTGCACGTAGGTGTTTTCACCTGCTATAATCGTGGCACTTCCTACCCCGTAGACGTTTGTGTAAAACCGCAGTTCTTGACCGACTGCCAACGCTTTCCAAAAGTATCTAAAGTATTGTTCCGTGGTTCCTCTTGAATAACTTACTTCATCCGTGAAAACCGTCTGTGGCGTTTCAGCCACCGTCACAAACGAGTACGTCCCGACCCCTGCCGGACTCGTAATTTCCATCGCCCAAATGAACTGAAAACTTCCTGTGAAAGGAGCCACAAAAACACCCGAGGCAAAGTGGTTATCAGGATCAAAGTTGGGCGATGCTTCATTGGTAGGCAGAAACTGATTTAGAAATCCCTCTTGGGTTATGATTGTTTGATTTGCGGTTAAACCCACCTTTGCCGAATATGTATTGCGGCCTACGACACGCTCCGTTTGCGTGCCTAAAAACATATAGATTTTCTCGAAATCGGCGGTGTCAAAAAAGTTGCTCTGCACCACGAATCCGCAACGCTTCACGATTTCGTTGAACAGCCATTTCACCTGAATCGCAGGGCGAAATTGGAAGGGGCGCATCTGACGAATGCCATCGGAAAAAACCGCTGATTGCCCCGACGGCCCACCCGCTCCTGATTGCCCTTGTTCTCCCCACCATTGGCTTTCTTGGTCTTCGTTGTAAACGTGCAAGGCATTGTCGGTCATAGGATAAACAATGACTCCGGCCCCAACTGCTCCAAGTGTAATGTCTTGTGACAAATACCAAGAATCAATAATGTTCGCGGCGATGAGTGCGTGATCCAAATCGGTGTACGGGTTGATGTCATCACCCCGAAAAAAGTCAGCCCAGTTTTTGCCGCGTATCTTTTCAAACAAGGATGCTGTGGATGAGAATACCACACACCTATACATCATCGCTTGGGTATCTACCTCAAGCAGTTGCAGCACCCCTTGGAAGATGATTCTGCCATCGTTCAATACCTCGGCCGTAGTTTCAGCGTATGCGCTGAAGGTTCCCGTGGCGATGTTTGCCTCGTAATAATGCCCAAAAAATTGATTGTTCGTGCGCGTAAACGGCAGTTGGAACGTGTTGGAGTGCGGAGCTTGTACGGCTGTGAGGTCGGAAATATCTTGAATCTGAAAGTTCATTTCGACCGATGCGCCCATCAACTCCAACTCAACACCTCCCGATCCCGATTGCCCGTGTGCGTAAATCTGTACCATTAACGTAGTTGGAAGGTGCGTTTGCCGTCGCGGATTTCGAGGTCGTACTGAATCAACTTGTCATTCAGTTGCGTTTGGATGTCGAGGTCTTTGGTATTCATCACGGTCGGAATCCAATGACCCAACTCGTAACGGAGGATGCGCTGGGACAATAAAAGGTCTTTGAACACCGCGTTATACGATTGCTCATAGAAGCCACTCGAAATGGAGTACGAACTTTCCATTTCCGTGTTGACCGTGCGTGTACCTCCATCGCTTGCGATGCGTGCGTATGGAACTCCTGGCCCTGCCTGAAACCAATTTCCCCCAATGGTATCGTAATCCTGTTTCGACACCTTCACCTTGGGCTTTGTAGCATTCCGAAAGTTGATGTAGTCCCAGCCCCCGAGTGAGTTCCAAAAGGCCAACCTCGTATAGGGATACTTGCATTCCTCATCAAGGAAGACCGTGTACGTTTGGCTCATCTTGGGGCTGCTGGGAAGCGTTCCCGATTTCAGGACGACGGTGTAATGTGTCCACCCGGCATTCGCACTCGGCCGCATCGAGGTGTTGATTGTTTGATCCTGCAAGTTGGCTGGGTAGATGCCGATATATTGCAACTTGTTTGCGGCCGTGCTGGTCGCAGGGACGGTGAAATGGTGGCTGTTGAGTGCCGTGTTCCCCGAAAAGTATTGGATGTACACGTAGCGGGTTCCCATGTATCCTGCATTCACGAGCGTGACCGTGCCGTAGTCCTTTACTTGGGCATAGATTTCCGTGGGCAGGATACTCGCAAATTTGCTCGTTGCTCCATCCGGGATGAACGTATCGTTGATGCCTCCATCGTAGGCGCTGTATACCTGCTCGAATTGCGCGTTGACAAAGATGTCCGTGGTGCTGATTACGTTCAACACTTCTACGGGTTCATCGGTTGCTGTGGCTGCCGATTCGTATCCAAACTTGATTGTGATTTCCTTGTACGCTTTGGTGAACCCGGTAAACATCGCAGATCCGTGGATGCCCTCATCCTGCTGCACGTAATCGCTTACGATGCGGTGAATGTCAAACACCCCGGCATCGGCGGAGTTGGGCAGTTGCTTCAACTTCGCAAGTTCTGTTAGTCCATCAAACACTTGGCAGATATAGCGGAACTTGGGGTCGCTCACATTTGTACCGTCGTACACTACGTACACGGCCAAATCGTTTGCCCCAAGAATCGTGTGCGAAGGTTGATAGTTAATCGTCATCCTATTGATATTGTAAATGATACCGCCATTTCCTCGGGCATATTTTTGGTGAGGAAATCCTCCACATCCAACTTGAATGCCTTTTCCAACTTGGGTATCGCTTGAGTGTAAAGCATTGCAAATGGGTCGCTGATAAAGTACGTGGGTTTGATACCATAAAGGTACACGCTCCGTGCGATGCGCTTAACCATTTGCTGCCGAGGAACAAACCGCCCTCGGGCATCACGTATTTCGGGTAGCCCTTTAGAAATCGTCCATTGGTCAATCGCAGGAATCAGTTTGCCTTTCGGCCCCGTTCCTGATCCGAACTTAAACGGGCTATTGGGGGCTTTGGCGTTGCTGGCAAAACCCTGCACCCCTTTGTCTACAAAATTCCAATAGGGCGATTTCTTGAATGGAAAGGTCAGCGTGAACCCTTTGTCGCCCAATGGCATTTCCCACACCACATCCCTATACAGGTTGCCTGTGGCATTCTTGTTTTGATTGTCAAGTGTCTCCCTGGCTATGGCCGCGATGCGATCGGCCGTGAGTGCCATTTCCGTATAGAGTTGTTTGCAGGTGAACGGCTTCAGCTCACCCTGCCACAACACCTGAAACTCAATAAAGGGCATCGCACAAGTTAATCGGGTTTGGAACGCTGATGTCTACCTCACACCCCCACCCCGTCAAAAGGTTATTGAACCTGGCCGTGAACGGGTTGAGGTTTAGCGGGAATCCAACTACCCACTTACCCGGCACGAACTGCCCGGAGGTGCTGGCTGCAAGGTTGAACTGCGCAATGATGTCGCGCATGATGAGGTGCGTTTCGGAATACACCTGAATCAAATCCACCCCCTGCTGCTCCTCAATGACAAGGTCTGCCACCACAAACTCGTATGTGAACGTCTCCGCATTCTCGCTCGTGCTGATGCGCGTGCATTGCGCATAGAACAGCGGGTACATATCGATTGTGATTTTGTCAATGTCCAACTCATCCAATGCCGTGGTGTAAAACGCCCGGATTTGGCTGTGGTTCGCGGCGAGGTTGCGCAGGATAGTGTCGATGTCAGATAGGGTTACCATTGATTGTGTTCTTGCTGGCGTTCAAATCGTTTTCGTATGCAAGGTAGGTAAGCACCTCCTCGATGCGCAGGTTAGTCACCGCTTCAAACCGGAGAATATCCCCTTGAGCCAACCCATGAATAACCTGATACCACCCCCACTTTGCGCCCATCTTGGATTGCTCCCCTGCGAAGATGGCTCCGTACCTCGCCCAAATACCTTCCCTGTATTGTAAAAAAAAACCATCGCCCCGAGTGCTACGTTCATCGGACACTCCAGCATCTTGTCGCGTTGGCCGGGTGACGGTTTGTAGGGTGCGATTTCATATAGCGGCCCCATCGAGGTCACGATAGGTCGGTACATAATCGCCAAGATTTCGGGCAGGTGTTCCCACACATCGCCCTTGCACGCTTCCTCAAGATCCACAAACTCACCCAGCGACAACTCACTCCAATCCGGGACAAACCCGTACTCCACGTTCCCGAGCGTAAACCTTGGAACGAGCGGGTATTCCTCCATCTTGGGTGGCTGAATCAGTTTGCCCATAATGCGAGCGATTTTCGCTATGTCTGCGAATGCGATACGCTGCACCATAGGCCGGGGCAACCCGCACAAGATTTCGATACCCAAACGCACGGCCTCCATCCCTTCCTTGGGTGGGTCGTTGGCTTTCACGAGTTGGATGTATTTGCCGACGGTCACATCGGCCATCGATTCCGGTACTTGGATGCGTTTACGAGTAGACATAGTGTCCGGATTTTTTCATCAACTTATTCAGGCAAATGTACCTAACCGCATCCACGATGTGATTGAACGCATCGACGGGTTGGTTCAATACCTTCCCGTTTTTGTCGGTCATCCACTTGTAGTTGCGGAACTCTTTTTGGGCGTTGAGGTCGGTGTCGCGCACGAAGATTCTGCACCTCCGCATATAGTCGATTCCTATCCTAACTGAATCCGGACCTTTCTTGGCTGGCTTGATGTTGAACCCCATACGATGCAGTTCCTCGATGGATTTGGGTTCTGCGGAATCGGCTATGATTTCGGCTCTGCGGTCGATACCCAACCGTCGCAGTTCCTCGGCTATATCGGCATTGGTCATCCGGGTTTGATACAGGATTTCCTCCACGTACAACGCATCCCCAAGTGTGTACACCCGGACTAACGAGGTAGGGTCATTGGCGTATCCCCAGTCCAGCCCGTATGCTATGGGTTGAGCTTGTGCTGGCAACTCCGTATACAGCGAGTATTGGAAGATTGTCTCACGGGATTGCCCGCGCTCACCCAGGCCGTACACCCTCCAATACACCTCGTCGATTTCCCGTAGGCGTTCGATTTCGTTAATCGTGTCCTCGTTCAGGTGCGGGTTATCGCGGTACGTGGTTTGGAAGAATGTCGCATCCTCACGCGGTATCACTTTGTCGTAGATCCAATGGAACTCATCCGACGGGTTGTAGTCGATGATGATTTTGTCCGTGGTTCGCAGCACGAGTTGCTGCCAATCCTCGAACGTCAGCTCGTTGGCCTCGTTGATGAAACAGATGTTCCGCTTACGTCCCCGCACCTTTTGGGGTTGGTCTACGCTGATGAACTCCCACGTGTTGCCAAAGAGGTCGTATAGGTTCTCCGTTTTGTTGTGGCTGCGTTCATCGTACCATTCCTCTTTCATCAGGATTTCCGTGAAATCGCGCATCACGGATCCACGCAAGGATGGAAACGTCTTACGCACGACCGTGATAATCCACCCGGCATCTACGTTGAGTGCGCACCACTCGATGAGTGCCGTGATGATGCTAAACGTCTTCCCCGATCGCGTGCCTCCCTGATGTACTTGGATGCGTGTGTCGCACCCTTTGACATCATAGTAGGTCTTCGCTAACTTCATTCACGGGCATATCCTTAAACCAACTCGGGGCTTTGTGTGGGCCGCGCAAAGTGATTTCGGTGTGTTCCTGTTTGGGCATAAAGTAGGGCATCATCTTGCTCAACGCTCCGATGTATTTCTCGGAACTTTCGGCCCGTAGTTCCTCCAACGCGGCCTCGATGTGTTCCACCTGGCCGTTCATCAACTTCATAAATACGGCCCGTGCTTCAGCCGTGGCTTTGTTGCTGGCTCCTTTGGGTCTCCCACCCGGATTGCCGCTTTGTCCTTTTACGAATGGCATTTGTTTTCGGTTGTAGTTTGCAGTTGCTTTTCCCGCTGTTCAAAGAATCCCTCACGCTCCCCGGCTTTGACCCATTTCTTGTATCGCTCCAACTTGCGTTGAGCTTGGAGCAGTTCTACCTGATTGGGTTCGCTGATGTAGAACCTGTCTTTGTACTGAAAGAGCAGCCCCTCGTCCATCAGGTTGGAAATGGATGCTGTGAGTGTTTGGTGTTTCATCCCTGTGTACTGGCGCATTTCGTCCAAGTTCATGGATTGCTTTTTGAGGATGACATACACGATTTCTTTGTTCGTGTGGATCCGGTTGTTGCGGATGTTCTCGAGGAACGATTCGATGCTACGCTGGCTCATAGTCGGTTTTTGAAGTGTTGAATGATTGCTTCCATCTTTTGGTTGTACCACGATTCAAACTCTTGCCCTTCCCCTTCCTTTTCCCACACCCTGTATAGGACACCCCGTAGGCGTTGGCTCTTGCTTTTGGGTGCATCGAAATCTGTCTTCAGGGATTCGAGGTCACGCAGTTCTTGGGTGCTGTGTTCGTTCTCTTGAAACACGAGGTATCCGTAGGCATCTACCAACTCATCGATGGCTGCTATTTCCGCCGATGTTTTCTCTTGTGTGATGAATCGTACCGTCACGGATTTGTCTTTGTTCCGACGGTAGCCATCGAGTACGGCCGCAGTTATGAATCGCACGATGCCTCGTATGCCCCTTGTAACTCCTGCAACATCGATGCCAGGCAACTCCCGCACCCCTGCACCTTACGTCTACGCTTCAGCACATCGGCGTACAAACCCTCCAGCGTTGCGATGTCTGCTCCTTTCATCACTTCGCCCTCTTTGCGTTCTGCGAAGGTGGTTTGCCACAAGGTCTTCTGTACCTCGTTCATCGGTACTGCATAGGGGAACGCTACGTTGAGCCAACGCTTGCGTTTGTCGCATCCGCAATCGTCCCCGAGTACGGCCTTGGCGACCTCTGCCACCCCCGTTACCTCCAACACCTTTTCGACGGTGTCTCCCAACCCTTTGGATCGGCGTGTGTATTTGCGTGCCATAGTGTAAAGTTACGAAATTGCTTTGATAAGTTCCTGTAATTCCTTGTTGTAATGCTCCACCCATTGTTGGGCATTGTCCTCGCTCATCTTCAGGGCGCGATGGCTTTTAATCATTAACTGCTCCGCTGTGCCTTCCCCGTAGATGGCATCGAGACGGCAGCCAAAGATGTACTGCTGTCCGTTTCCGTAGAGGTTGCAAGCCGGGCATTGGGGTTTGACGTTCATATCGTCCCAACGTGTCGCGTACTTCGCTCGTGTCACGAAATGCCCCGCGTGCATCTTCGTCCAATGGTTCTCTTTTCCACAAGTGAAGCACGCAACTATCCCGGCTTGGTTGGCATCTTTGATACGGATCCACTTGCTGAATACGGCATCTAACTTTTTGCGTGTGGGTGCTTTCATGGGTGTGCGAGTTCAATCGCACGAAATAACTGAAAAGCAAGTTGAGGAACAATAGCATTTCCGTACGCTTTTATGGATTCTGTGCGCCACTTTGAAAAGGTAACTCCGTCCAGTTCGCGGGGAAGCCCATCATCTCCGCCACAAACCGGGGGTTGAGTTGGGAAGTGCTCCCAGTTCCCAACTTGATGTAATTGGGAAGCTGGGAATCGTGCTTCACCTTGTTTCCATTTTCCCCCCTCAAATGCTCCAATGAATTGGCCCCCTTGTAATCCCGTGCCGCTGGTGTCGGTAGCATCCCCAGGGATGCCTTTCCGCTCAACATCGATGCTGTCCCGTCTGCTCTGCGTTGTCCCTTCCAATCCCCCGCAATTGGTGTCGGAAGCATAGCGTTGGCAAACTCCTGCGGGTTCATCGTCCTGCCCTCCGCAAAGCGTTTCGAGCGTGCCTTGTGTCGTGCCGTTGGTGTCCCCAACATTCCGTACACCACTTGGCTCGTCAGACCGTTGTACTGCGTCCCGTTCTTGTAGCCGTTCCGCTCCGCTTTGGCTCGCATCTTTTTGGGATCCTCGCATCGTTCGGTAGTGGTCGGGGTGATAAGCAATCCACCATATCCTGTCTCGTCTGTGGGGTGCGCCGACACCCGCAGCAGGAAGGATGCCCGTCCAAACCTCGTACCCCAAATACTCCAAGTCAGCGCACACCTCATCGAAGACCACCCCTCCATTCCAATTAAGCAGGCCGCGTACGTTTTCGCCCACAACGTAGGCCGGGGCAACCTCGAGTATGATGCGACACATTTCGGGCCATAGGTGGCGTTCGTCGTCCTTTCCCAACCGCTTTCCGGCCGTTGAGTAAGGTTGGCAGGGGAACCCTCCTGTGAGGATGTCCACGTGTCCGCGAAAAGGTCTACCGTCGAATGTTTTGACATCGTTGAATCCTTGTGAGCTTGGGAAATGGTGTGCCAGGACACGCTGGCAAAAGGGGTCTCTTTCCACGTGGAAGACATTTGTCCACCCCATCCACTCGGCAGCGAGGTCGAACCCGCCAATCCCCGAGAAAAGAGACCCGTGCCTCATCGCTTTGTGGCGTAGTATGCCCCGCGTACTTTCTCGCGGATTTGATACTTGAAGTCATCGAGGATGCGCTCCAACTCGCGCTCGAAGTTCATATCCTCGTGCCACTCGTTGAACGATCCGGGCGAACGGTCGGGTTCGCTCGTGCTGTGTACTTTCAGGTGGTTAGGCATCCTGGGCGTTATTGAAGGTTTGAACGATGTCGTACGCTTTGTCGAAGTTGGCGAGTTCCGCCTCGCTCATCACGTCGAAGTGTCGGCTCCATGCACGGAGCATTTCCTTTGCCGTTTCGAGCAGCAGGTGGCTCTGTGCCATCGTGTACGCCTCCCCGTAGGGTAGCGAGGTGGTAGCAATCACCGATTCGTTTTCGTCGGTGATGTAGTAATACCCTTTGGCTTGGTTCAGAGTTCGCTTGTTCATAGTTTCTCGATGATGAAGTTGCAGCCACTTACGGCCTCGATTGGTTTCATGGTCTTGGCAGCGAACTCACGCTCACGGCCGTAGATGTAGTGATCGCAGATACCTACGTACACGAAACCCCGCTCCCGGAGCCATTCGCGTGTCGATGGCATTTCCCACGTGGCCTCGTTCAGCCACAGGAAGTCGTCGTTCCAATAGAGGTTGCCCGTAGCGTGCGCCGCGCCTACCTCGTGATCATCGTGTCTTTTCATCTTCGATTGTTGTGTTGACCAGGTTTTCAATCAGTACAGCCATTTCACCCAGCATATCGTCCCACACCACCATCGTGCCCGTGTCCTCATCAGCCGAAATGGTTTGCTTCAGCACGTTCACGATTTGTTGTGGCGAACGCCCATCCGCATGGAATAGGCGTATCGCACGTTGAACATTCTCGTAGCGCGGAATCATTGTGCTTTGGATTGTTGGGTGTATGCGGCGGCCGCTTGAGTTCCGTAAGAATCCACCCACACGAAAATCATGTTGCCCTGGGGGTCTTTGAACTCAAGACCAAGTTTGTGACCCTCAAAAGGATCAGTAAAAATCTCGGTGACGAATCCCCGGCCCTCATAGTAGGCGGCGGCGGCAAGGCAGGTGTCGTAGGTCAGTTCCATTGTTCGTTGTTTGACGCACCAAAGATAGTCATTGTTCCTCAATATCCAAACTTGGGGTGGGATTTTTTTCCCAATACTGCCTCAAGCGTGTGCCGCTGCCTACGAAAGGTCGGCGTTCGTCTTTCAGCGTGGCGGCCAACTGCGCCAATCCAAGGGGTTGTAACGGCCCTGTAGATTCATAGACCTCTTTGTGCTGCGTCTCCAGCAGTTCAGTTCGGATGCTGCCCTCGTACGCACGCAACGCCTCCAAAATTTCCGCTGTCTTCAGACGCTCGTACAACTTGATGAGTTGCCCCTTGCGGATCATATCGAACGCCACTCGGATTTCCTCCACCTTAATGGCTGGGAACTCGTCCAAGATAGCCCGACACGTGAACACGAAATCGTCGGTAGTGGTGAGTGTTTTGTTCGCATCCACATCCTTACACAACCTGCCTACTTCAGCCACCAACCATGCCCGCGTAAGATCCGGCATTTCCTTGGCTGCTCGTTGGAGGTTCGTGCCACCCTTCCACGCGGTTGTGGGGGTGAGCTTGACACTTTCACCCTTCAGCAATGAAGTGGTGGATGCCGTCGGCTGTAACTGAAGGTTGGTATCCTTTGTCATGTTTCAGGGGAAAAAATCCTTTCCAAGAGTTAGCCAAAGATTGGTGAATGATTTGAATCGCGACACCCTCGTCGCCCTTTGCAAGGTTCATAAGCCGGGTGTATGCCGCACGCTCGCCGCGCCCGGTGTATCCTTCCTTTCTTTCTTTCTTGTCTGCAAGCCACTCACCCCACACCTCACTCATCACATCGCTCATCCGAATACTATTCTCCTTTGTTTTCTCAAGTGTATTCTCTATATTGTTTTCTATAGTAGACAATTTGTCTACCCTTGCCTCGACATTTTGTCTATCCTGCCTCGCCAATTTGTCTACCCCCCTCGACATTTTGTCTACCTCCATAGACATAATGTCTACCCCTTGGGTGGTTAAAACGCGACGGTTCCAATCGGCCTGATTGACCAATCGCAACTCTTTCAACTTGGCTACCGCACGGGTAATCGACCGCTCGCTGACCCCAAATTCGTCTGCGACGGTCTTGTTCAACTTAATCCATCCGCGATTCTCACCCGACACCGAATCGATGTCCGCCCACAGCATTTTGTCGATGGCTGTCAGGGCTGGGTGGTTAATGATTTGTCGGGGTATCCACACCCCTTTGAACACTTTGAAATCGTTTGACATAGCTCACTTCGTTTGCTGTTTGGAGAATCATGTCCATCACTACGCTCGGGGGCGTATTGGTGGCCTCGCACAACTCGGGCAGGATAGTCAGAAACTTCCTCGGATCGTGAACGAGCCACCTATTGAAGGTCTTTTCACCTTTGCCAAAGTACGCCTCTGCAATTTGGATTTCGTTCCAATGCAGTTTCAGCAACCCACGTAGGGTCAGAATGGGGGGTGCTGGGTGGGTGCTTGGTAGGTCTCCCATTGGTCACGAATTTTGGTGAGTTCAATAGCCAGGTTTTTCACGTTGTCGAGCGTGTGCGGCATCGGGCAATAGTCCGGATCGTTATTCTTGAGGAATTGGATGGCCGCGTTAATCGCCCATTGGCGTTCAATCACTACCTCACGACCTCCCGATTGCGGACGAGCTTGTTCCGGCCGTTTGACCTTGCCGTGCGGCACTCCGTTGAACTCACGAGTTACCTCAATTTCCACCACATCACCCGGCTTGAACGGGCTTTTCGGCTCTTTGTGGTTTGCCACGAGCCACGTGTTATCCTCGAATTGGTACTCGAACTTGTACAAAGTTCCGTACTGCGAATCGAAGGTTCCCGCTCCCTGAATCAACTGAATCTTTTTCATTGTTCATTGTTTAACCGCTGCAAGTATAGACCATCCGCGTGGAACTATTCCAACTTGGGGTCAAATACTTATCAACAAAAAGGGGTGGCCCTCGTTAGGACGCACCCCTGTCAAACAACAAATCGGAACTATTCTTCCATAAAGGAAAGGCACAAAGGGGTCAATCCAACAGCACACATAACCACACCCGGCCAACTGATGCCGTGGGCTACGATGTCATTGCACGCGGTCAGAACCACAACACCTCCAATGGTGCGTTTGGCTGACCAACGCTTCAGGTCTCCCTTGGTCTTAAATACCTCTGTGAGGTCTAACTTCGATAGCAGACCCCACAAAGGGTTCACCGGGATTTGCCCAACAAAATTGCGGATACGATCCGTTTGAGGATGTCCAGGATTTGGTCGTCCTTGGTCGTTTGGGTTAGTGCCGTTACCGTCCCTGCGAACGCGATTACGGCCAATAAAAGTTCTGCCCAATGTGCGTTGATAAATTCCATTTTAGTAACCGCTAAAATCCTCAAACCATTGTAACGTGGCCTGGGCAATCATAATCGCTTCAGGCCCGGATAGCGTAACCATCGATTGCAAATCCTGCAACGCGGAATACGCAAGTTCCATATCCTCTGTCTCCAACCCACGGATCACATCAGACCACGTTTCACGCTGCATTTCCGTGATGAAATAGCCAGCGTAATCGTACAGCCCCTCCGTGCCGTTCTTTTCGAGGTCTCGGACAATATCTTTAATCAGCATAATTCAGGGTATTTCTCTTTTACCTTAAAACTGGGACACGCTTTGTTGGCAAACTCGTTGTGTCCGTGCAAGCTCAACGGCCCAAAAATAGTACGCAATGCCGCAATGAGGTTGCGAATACTTTTATCTTGTTCGGGGCTGACGGTGTCCGCCGCTTTGCCATCCTTAACTCCCCCGATGTAGCATACACCCAGCGAATCGGAATTATGCCCCTGCGTGTGCGATCCAATCATTTCCCACGAACGGCCCATCTG